GCAGGAGACAACAGACGTTGCCGAACAAGAAGAAGCAGACGAGGAGCCAACTGAGCTCGCAGTTGCTCAAGGAAGTCCAACTAAAGAACCAGATCCTGTATCAGAAGATGTCCAAGGAGAACCAGAGTTAGAAACTGAGCTTGACGTTAAATTAGCGGCAATTGAAAATGTCATTAAATCACAGATAAAGAACACCGTACAACGGACAACGGCCACTCTTAATGTAATCAATGAAATTGTAAGTAGAGAAATGATCTCTCAACAACCAGATATGTCGAGCTATTTTAATATGAATGCAGCGCTGTTTGATACTAGGCAATTACCAAGTGGAAATCCTGCATTCTTCAATCAAATCAGTCTGGACACATACGATTATACCATTTATAATGATCAGGTTGCTATGGTCACGAATATGGTCGGCCAAGATCCTGTGGTCCAGCATGAGAAGAAAATGCGGGACATCAACAACAGGAAAACTAAGGTTTTAATAGAATTGAAGGAGATGTTAAATGCCAGATCTAATTAATAAGTTATCATCATATGCAGCGCTGATTGGTGTCATAGGAGCTATTGGTGGAGGCTTTTATGCATGGGGAGAATTTAATACAAGACTATCTGCAATAGAAGGCCAAGAGTTTGTAATCAATCAAAAAGTTGATTTAACAGATACACACGATCGTATCGTCAACGGAGATAAAGAATCAATGGAAGCGATTCGTTCACTTGCAGCATCAATTGAAAGTTTAAGAGGCGACATTGCAATTAATGCAAAAGCAATAGAATTTAACGGGATAATAATTGAAGAAGCAGTAGCTCGATCAGAAAACCCATTGGCGAACTAATATGGCAAGAGCAAGAGGAAAATACTCAAAAGCTATATCAGATAGAAGTGGGGTTGCTTTTCCCTACAAAGAAATGGTAAAAGAATGGAATGGTTCTTTTGTTCATAAATCTGAATACGAAGGCAAACATCCGCAGCTAGAGCCGGGACCAGTTGCTGCTGATGCACAAGCATTGGAAAATGCAAGACCAAAAGAAGCACACACAGTGTATGCTAAAATTGGTGGAGGTGCAGAAGCAAGATTTAGTGTAGCTGCATCAGGTAGTACAAAACCTGCAGATCCAATAAAAGATTTAATTATGCAATTTGAGATGGGAACAGTAACTGTTTCTACATCGTAGCGAGGAATTATGGCGACACAAACTTATGCAATACTAGTACAAGATATAAAGGATCTAACGGAGAACAATAGCTCTGATTTTGGAACTCAAGCTGATGAGTTTATAGAAACAACAGAGATTCGTTTATCACGAGAGATTAAGAATTGTCCGGAGTTATTTAAACATCAAACATCTACACTAACAATTAGTGATCCGTTTATCACTAAGCCTTCTGATCTTATTAGTATGATATCTTTTCAAGTATTATCAGCTGCTGCTGCAAGAACAGCGCTTGAATATAGAGATGTTAGTTATATTAATGAATACTGGCCAACTAGAACAAGCACAAGTACACCAAAGTACTATGCTGATTGGGATGATGATTATCTAATTGTTGCACCTACACCAAGTGCAGCACTTACAATTGAAATGAACTATAGAAAAAGATTCGATGCTATTTCTAGTGGCTCTACTACTAGTTGGTTAACAGCTAATGCATATGATGCATTACTTTATGGTTGTTTAATTGAAGCTGCAATTTATGATAAAAATCCGCAGATGATGCAGGTGTATGAAAAGAGATATCAAGAAGCATTAGCATCAATTAATAATGAACTTGCAGTTCGTAGAACAGATGGATTCACGAGTTAGTTATGGCATTAGTATTAGATGATAGAGTCAGAGAAACCTCGACCACTACTGGTACAGGTACTTTAAATTTAGACGGAGCCGTTGGCGGTTTTCAAACTTTTGTTGCTGGTGTTGGTAATAGCAATACTACATATTATGCTATTGTTCACAGATCAGAAACCGAGTGGGAGATAGGGGTAGGAACAGTTACAGACGCATCAACGGACA